GCTAACTGAATTACCATCGCTTATCAGCAGCGTCGCAGTATTATCATCAAAAGCTAAAATCTGTGGGGATGACATATCGCCAGATAATGCTGATAAGCTAACTGAATTACCATCGCTTATCAGCAGCATCGTGGTATCATTATCAAAAGCTAAAATCTGTGGGGATGACATATCGCCAGATAATGCTGATAAGCTAACTGAATTACCATCGCTTATCATCAGCATCGTGGTATCATTATCAAAAGCTAAGGTCTGTGGGGGTGGGTGAGAGTTATCCCCTACCCCGAGATATTTTCTTGCAGATAAAGTACCAACAACTACTAGATTGCCATTCATTACACCACCATCAGCAAACTGCATTGCAACAGAACCCCCACCAGCTGAGAGCTCTATAATTCGTCGAAGATTTCTAATTTCTCTCTCAAATCTAGTATCTACTTTAGATTCAATCTCCCTTTTAATAGACTTAAGGTCTATTGTTTTAATATTTTTTGAACCCTCCGTAACTACAATATTTGGAACATCTGTCTCAATTTTAGATATTTCTGTTAAAATTGAACGCCTACTACTCTCTATTATTTTTAAAATCTCTTGTTTATCTCCGACTCTTTCACTTTGAATTACATCTATTCTATCATTATAAAATTTAACTATATCTTTCTTTTGCTGTGATATTCTCTCACTTATAATACTAATCTCACGATGCATATTACCTAATCTAGATAACGCCCTATTAGAATTTTTTTTAATTTCTAGTATTTTCTCTTCACTATTCTCAGCCTCTACTACTACCTGCCTATTGAGTATTTCACCTATTCTTTGAAGCTCATCAGAGTTTTCCTCAGTTAGCTTTAGTCTTATAGAATCTGTAACAGTTTCAAATTTAGATAATACAATACCTATTCTTTTTATTTCAGATGCTGCTTGAGCTCTATAAATATTGGTTGTTTTATTAAACTCGGTAGCGTTTTTTGTAGATAAATTTTTGCCTACTGATGATGCAATAGATTTAAACTCTTCTAAGAGATCACTTCTTAAGGTAGTTGCAGTATCCCTACATTCTTGTAATATATCTCTGCTTTTTTTAATCTCCAAGCCTACCTGCTTCTTTATATCCGTAGAGGCTCTTGCAATTTCCCTATTATTATCTACTATAAAGCCCGACTTTATAGATCCAGTGATGATGTCAAATTCGTTTAATACCTTAGATTTTATATCTTCTGTAATTATGTTAAATTCATTCAACATACTGATTTTTAACTCATCTCCTACATTATCTATTTCTGCTTTTTTTATCTCTTCAAATTTAGATATTTGAGTTTTTTGATTTTCTATATATTGTCTACTAGTATTTTTTATATAATCTCTAGCAGAGGCCTTAACGTCTCTTATAATATCTACTTTTTCCTCGGCAGATACTATCTCTAATGGTAGCAGATCCTCATCAATTTTAGACTCGATAAGCTCAATAGTTGGATTATAATCGTTAATACGGCCGGATTTAATCCGCTTATATTTTTTCTGATTATCCTTATTATAAAAGACCTTGAACATATCGCCAGTCTCCAACAAAAAAGGAACCTCCTGCTGTACACCCCCGTATGTTACCGGTATACTAACAATAGGTATGCCATTATTCTCAGAGACCTTCTCAACTACAAATTTATTCCCGTTTATCTCTAATTCAAAAACGTCATAAAAGATTTCAGTAAAACCCTTAACTGTAATAACGTTGAGATTAGAGCTAGTAAAGGTGGGATTCACCTTCTCGCTAAACACAATCATTTTATTTTATATATAAATATATTTATACAATAATACAAAATAAACTAGCTATATATAGCTTTTACTTACCGCTGCGGGTTACTACTAAAGAATTGAGTACGGTATGAAAAATTACCATCGCCCATTGCACTGACCTGATTACTATTAGTTATACCTCTTAATGTAAACTCAGTACCATCTGGTATAATCATTGCATATTTAGTGGATATAAAGCCCGCGTCAAAGGCAGATAGGGGATTTCCAGAAGTATTCAATATAACAACCTCAGCGCATGGCTGTATTTCAAGCGCCTTTAATACAGCAGAAGCTTCTATATTAAAAGTGCGACATTGATTAATATTAACATATGTAGTACCATTATTATCTGTAAAATTCTGTCCCATAACTAATATTATTTAGTCAACTATTGCCCTTTTATACATATATTACTAAATAATGATTGAGTAATTAATATGATTAACCCATCAACAAAGCAATTTATGGATAAAGTATTGTCAGAAACTATCGGCCTATCCCCTGGGATGGCTGGCACAATATCTCCAATACAATCCCATTCAGTTAATATAGTGACAAAAGAAATTAATGATGCTGCTGATGCAATTAGATTAATAATAGCGTCGGCCAAACAAATAGACCCAGAGTCTATAGATATTACTAAGGTATCTACTCTTAAGAATATAGCTATGACACTCCAAGAATTGACATAATTAATTCTTTATCTGAAGTAGATATGACCGACGGTGTAAAATAATTAATAGCTGCTGCAATATCAGTTGAAATTAACTCTCTAGTCATTGACCCTGAAATGCCTCCAGCTTGTAGAGGTATTTTTACTACCTCTACAAGGGCATATTTTTCTGCATTATCAGTGAAGCCGTCATATCTTACAATATCCTCATCTTTTGCACCTGCACCTACCTTTATTGGTATACCCATATTATCATCTGCAAAGGTATAAACACTTCTAACAGGCGTTACATCTGCTATTTGTATATCAATTGGCTTATTTAAATATTTGGAATATATTTGCCATATAGCCTTAGATTGCAGGGCGGATATATCGTCTCTATCTTTTTTACCTATAAATATAATACCACGGCTACAGTCATTCAGTAAATATTTAAACGCTTCGAAATGACCAGACGTTGGAGGTTTAAACCCCCCTGGTAATAATGCAATTTTTTCAGCATTTTTTGCATTAACGTAATCATCAAATTTAATCATATTATTCTCTCGTTATTGATCTGTTTGCCTTAGAAAAGGTCTCTCTAGGTACCAACTTAATATCTCCACCAGTATGAGCTAATACATACCCTTCCCCACCTACCTGCCCATTTATACTCTGCTTAACTATCTGAGATCTACTATCGAATTGATTTATTATATTATCCTTTATTCTCATAATGCCGTTTACAATTTGCCAAACTGCGCCGAAGGCTTCTAGATTTTCCTGTACATAATTTATTATATTTTGTTTCTTATTTTCTGTAAACTTTGGTGATGTACTCACCCACTCAACAAAATCCAAACCTAGAGTATCGAGGCCGGTGTCAACCTTTGAGTTTGTATATGTATATAATATTGTTGCAAAGTTAGAAAGTTTAATATCTCTCAATGTCCTTTCATCTAACATCTTATCAATAGATACAGAATTTTTCATTATTGCATCTTGTATAATATCTAAATCATTTATATTGAGTGCAGGAGCTTCCTCTACAGTGACGGGAGGCACAACCAGTACAGTTGTACTATTATATATATCTTCATTTGTAACAGCAGTTTCATTTCCATCTGGATCAACCTCCCTATGTATAACAATACCAGCCTTTGACTTACTTATTCTCCTACCCAAATCGCTAGATATATCAACCCCATACTCTACTATATTAGGCTTAAATATATAATTACCTCCATATATATTTGGTGGTGAAGTATAGAGCAGATCACCTTTAAAAAATCCCCTATAAGACTTAGGCACAGCCTGTTTAAACATATTAAATATAGAAGCCATACGATCCGCAAACTCTACATAGCTTGGAACTTCGCGACGAGCTCCCCCACTTCTAGATAAAAACATTTCTCTTAATTCCTCACCAGATTTAGCTAGACCGTTATAACCTTTCGCAGTAAATCCGGATTTATCCGTCAATATAAAATCTCCAGACTTATCTCTCCCAAATATCATCGCTGGGCTGCCATCCCACTTGAGGGTAACGTCTCTGTGATTATTCTGAAGATCTCTAAGAGACTTAATTGATCTCAGCGCTCCGCGACTTCCCTCCCAGAATATTATATCTTCTGCGTGCTGGATGCGAGCACTTGCCTCAGTTATAAAAACATAATTTTTAAATTCTATCATACTAAATTGATACCTAGGGTTTCTTCTGCCTGCTTCAATATACCTTTTACTGTTTCCTCATCAAACCTTGACCTAATAGCCTTAATAATGGCGGGTATATTAAATAGATCTCTTGAGGTTGCTTTTTCATCTAGAATTAACTTCGATATCTCTTCTGGGTCCCTTGATACTATATTATTAGTGGCTCTATCTACAAGCCCCTTTGTAGATATTTTAAACCCCTTCACTTTTGCAATAGCAGATATAGTTATATTTCTATCTCTTCCTTTATATGGAGGAGATTCATTACTAGCATAGAACCACTTTAAAAACTCTGGCTCATCATGAAACATAAAATCAACTTGAACCGTATCCTCTAGAGGTTGCATATCAATTTGAAATATATGAGATCTAAATCCAACTTGAATACCAGTCTTCCTAATATCCGCCATTGTTGCCCCTGAGCTTAATAGCACTCTAATTAACTCATCCTTTGATATGATGCTGTCATCTACGACTATATCGATATCTCCAGATGTTTCCGTCTTTCCGGTAGATCCTAATATATTATCTTTCAGCGGGAGTCCAGTTATAGACTCTAAATGTCTTAGGGTAGGCCAAATCTCTGCCTTTTTAATTCTCCGTGATGAAAACATATTACCACCTTCATTTAAAATTTTTATATATTGTTTAAGTGTTTTCATTATCCTAAATATGTTATCGGTATTCCAGCAGCAAACTGAGAGTCTAATGCTAGAGTTAATCTGAATGGGTTTTTAGTATATATATTATATACGTTAATAAAATTAATATATGGGTCTTCAGATTTAAATAATATAGGGAAGACATTAAAGGACTTCTCATTTGTAAACATTAAAACAGGGAACTTGTGAATAAATTGATACGATACTGTATGTAATGTTCCAATTATAGCTTTTAAATCTCCTCTTGAATCATTAGCTAAAATCGCTGCCAAAACATCTGGAGTTAATATAGTATTTAGAGCATCCTTATAACTGGATACCATAGATGGTGGTAAATCCTCATTAATTAAATACAACAGCCCTTCAATATATGATTCCTTACTTAATCCCCAGGGTACCATAAACGTATTACGTACAGTATCACCCCATGACGAGCTATATTCTTCTGGGTTAGCACTTATTAAGGCCTCTTCATAATTATTTATAGCATCTATAAATTTTTGTATTCGTTGACCTACCCCTTTTCTAATAATATCCGCGGTGGGTATTAACAGTTGAAGCTCTGATAACGTTTCGGATGTTAATTCAAAATTATTATCATATACTACATTTTTGACAATGTTATTAGCTATATCAATTACATTATGTAATATTGAAGCATCTTTATTCAAGCTTTCAGCCTTTTCTATGCCTAAGGTTGCATAATTTATAAGACTTGAAATACTACCGTCATATGATTGAAATATATAATCCCTTTTTTTCCTAATCTCCTTACCACTATATATATTCCTACCTGCGTGCGTCTCTAAGAACTTTGGGAGTTCTTTAATAGCATTTAGTGCATTTTTACCCTTACCAGGTCTACCATTTTCCCCTTTAATTTCAACTTCGCCTATACCAGGTACATCCAGGTCGCCTCTCACACCTTTGGATGCATTTGAAAACATTGACATAACTAACTCACCCTTTCCAACAGCAACCGTTTGAATAGCAAAATTATGATTATATATATATTCGTATGCAGCCTGGGGGTTACTAAAAAACCTACTCATAACATTCATACAGCCATTTTTAATATTAAAAGGTTGACCTCCCGCTATCTCTGTACCAAGCCAATCAAATGTTTCTTTAGCTTCTGAAAATTCTTTAAATTTTTCTATATCTACATCGGTAGTATTATTAATTATATCTAATACTGGTATTAATACCTTCTGCTCGTATTCAACCTTTTTACCAGAGTCCCAACGACATTGATTGAGTATATTATGAACAATATCAGCAGTACCTCCCTTTTGTTTTGCTATAACTTGGCGCCTAATAACATTATAATAACTATCCTCAACAGTCCCTATAGACTTTGGCGCTTCTTCACCTAACTCCTGCGCAAACAACTCAACGTCTTCCTGCAATACTACTGTATTAGTATAGATATCTGAAAGTGATATATATTTACCCATATTAAATTGGAATATTCAGCTGCTCCCTTTCAACGCTATCATCTGAGGATGATGTATAACTAGATATAACCGTCTGTAGTATCTCTAATGTTTCCTTAGCGTTATTCTCATCAATTTCTGATTCATCTGGAACAGACGATAGTAAATTAGCTTTATCATCTAATGATAAATCAATTACTAATGCCTTTCGGACAAATCTTACGAGTACTACCTCGGCCTCAGGAGATAATACATCTACTTCTACCTGATTATCAACATCATCTCCATCAATACCTGGAGATGATCCAACCTCATCAGTAACAGGTGCAGCTGCTCCCATCTCATCTCCAGGTAGAGTAAACTCATCTGCCTCTAGTAATGTACCATAACCAGCTCTAACTATTGTCTTATTAAATTGCTTCATACACTATTTATATTTATATAAATGATAGGGCTTTAACTTTAAAATCGCAAAAAAAATGTTCATTCAACCAGTCGAGACCGTAACGATCACAAAACTTTTTTGCGGTCTGGTATGGGAATTTAGCGGATGATAATTTATTAATTTTTATTCTAAGCAGACTAAGTAGATAGTCTCCATTACCATCGCCTTTTGCTATAATACTAGTAAAACTGTCATAAGATAGTGCACTTGATATAATTCTAATAGGAAAATGACGTTCAATATCAACGATCATCTTATTAATAACTCTTAATAACTGCGTCGCAGTTAATCTTGTCTTAGATAATACTGTTTTATTATGCAATGACATTAAATCTAACGATATAAATAATATAGTTTTTGCGTTACTCTTACTAGATAGTATTAATGTACACGCACTCTTTATAAAAAAATGATATAGGGTATATATTTCTTTATTCTTAGGTCCTTTATGTAGCTGCAATTTTTCATTATAATCTAACCAATCAACTATGATGTCATTCAATAAAATATCTGTTAAATCCACTAGATTAATATTATAATGCTTTAATTCCATCCCCATGTACAAATTATGAGTATATTTTCTATAATATCAACTTTTTTTTAATTAAAGACTAACAGCAGTAAGCGTCGGTGTATCAGCTTTTATTCTACCAAGTCTAATATTAATTATCCCGTTATAGAAATCCTCAGATAAGAGAACGTTATTATCAAACTGCGTCTTAGCCTCGTAATATGCTAATTCAGACTTACTATTGCAAAATAATATAATTTTAAAGTCAAAACTCTCTTTCCCTTGAGATTCTATATCCCCTAATAAACTCTCACTAGATCCACAATATAATCTCCAATCAGTATCTTTTTGAATCCGCCGCTTCCGCTTCTTACCCTTCAACGGGGGATATTTAATGATTGTCTTGCATTGCTTCTTACCTATATATCGACGATTATTACTAATATTTGTAATACAATATACAAACCCAAAAAAATCAGCAGGTGTATCGATTTCAGATCTCCAATGACCTAGACTAATAATATTATTTTCTTTATCCTTCATTAGATTAATTTTATTATCTTTTCTAAGATGTTCTTAGGGTCTTTTTAACATAGACATATGTTATTTAATAGATAAAAAATAAAATCAAGGCTAATCTCCAGTCTTATTGTATTTTTTTTTATTCTTCTTTGTTTTTTTAGACTTTTTCTTAGATTTAATAGTTTTCTTACGAGTTTGTATATCCGGTTTTATGTTATTACCAAACATGTTTCTACTATCCCCTGGTGCATACGAGTCTGTCGTTGTAATATTAGTATCTGAAAATATTTTTGCAGTATCGCCGAATGCGCCACCATCCCCCGCTGTCATATCCTCC